GGTCATATCCTGCACGCTTTTTTTGTCGATAAGGGAAATTTTTGGATCAATACTACTACCGGGGTGAACAGTGAGCAAATCGGGGTCGGGGTCAGTTGGAAAACTGGAGCAGGTGCCAACATCGGACCTGATCCCATACGCACGCAACGCACGCACGCACAGCGACGCACAGGTGGCACAGATTGCAGGCAGCATTCAAGAGTTCGGCTTTTGCAATCCGGTTCTGATCGACAAGGCAAACGGCATCATTGCCGGGCATGGCCGGGTGAGGGCCGCAGACCTGCTAAAGCTCCAGACGGTCCCGTGTATCCGTCTGGACCACCTGAGCGACGCACAGAAGCGAGCGTACATCCTGGCGGACAACCGGATTGCGTTGAGCAGCGGTTGGGACGAGGCGATGCTGGCGAATGAGTTGCAGGACCTGCACGCAGACGAGATTGATTTGGGGTTGACGGGGTTTGATGTGTCCGAGCTGGATGCTTTGTTAATAGGTGCTATGGCAAATGCCGAGGTGGATCACGACGGCGACGATCACGATGAAGAAAAGCCGAACGCAGATGTCGTGCCTGTTAGCCTGTTGCTGTCAGTAAATCAGGAGTTAGTATTTCGAAAGGCAGTAGCGGCAGCCAAACAAATCAATCGTGAGCACACAACTGCAGAGGCAGTGGTAACAATTATGGAGGCATGGTTAAATGGTCAAGGCAAATAAAAAGCAACACGTCGATCGTGATTGCTTATCAATGACACTGGAGCGAATGGAATATCTATTTGATACTTTTGATCAGGTGGCGGTGTCGTTCAGTGGTGGCAAGGACTCAACTGCCTGTTTGAATCTAGCGTTACAAATAGCGACAGAAAAAAAGCGACTGCCGCTCACGGTATTTACCTTTGATGAGGAGGCAATTCCGCCGGAAACCGTAGAATATCAACAGCGAGTGGCGAATCGAGATGACGTGCGATTCCTGTGGTATTGCCTGCCCATTGAGCATCGCAACGCATGTTCTACTGTGCAGCCCTATTGGTATCCGTGGGCGCCAGAATGCAGAGACAAATGGGTGCGAGACCTTCCGCCGACGGCAATAACGACCCCGCTGGTAAAAAAACGGTGCGGCATACCGGATCAGGTTGGTCACATTTTTGCTCCACGAAACGGTATGGTGGCCAACATTATGGGAATTCGCACGCAAGAATCGATGACGCGATATAGGCACATCGCGACTAAAAAAGGCGACAGAGCCTACATTATGCCACCTAGCACATTTACTCACGTTCAAAACGTATACCCAATTTACGATTGGGCGACAGAGGATGTCTGGCTTGCGCCGCAGGTGCAAGGCTGGGATTACAACCGGGCATACGAAACAATGTCGCTGGCCGGGACGCCATTGTCGCTTCAGCGATGCTGCCCGCCGTATGGCGAGCAGCCCATCCGTGGGCTGTGGAAATTTAAGCAGTGCTGGCCAGAGTTGTGGGCAAAAATGACAGAGCGAGTGCATGGAGCCGCAACCGCGGCAAGATACGCTAATACCGATTTGTACGGCTGTGGTGTCAAAGATGACGATTTGCCGGATGGCATGACGTGGAAAGAGTTGACGTTTGCCACAATGGAAAAACTTGAGCCTAAATCGCGACAGGAAGCGGCGGCAGCAATTAAGGGGTGCATTAGTATTCATCGCAAGCGATCATCGTTGCCGATTCCTGACGATGAGCCAGATCCAACAAGCGGATTTTGTTGGAAAACACTATACACGGCTGCAAAAGTGGGCGGAAATAAGTTTGGCAGGCAATCGCAAAAAATGACAATGAAGGCATTAGTAGCAAGGAGTAAAAATGGCATCAAAGAATAATATGGGACAGCAGCCAATTAGTGCAGTTGAGTGGGTTCCGCGAGACAGCATTGAGGCAAACGACTATAACCCAAACAAGCAGGCACCACCGGAGCACAGGCTGCTCAAGGTGTCGATCCTGCAGGATGGCTGGACGCAACCGATTGTGGTGTTTGATGATGGCAGTGGAGGTAAGCCGGTTATTGTTGATGGCGAGCATAGGTGGCGAGTGTCCGGCGACAAGGCTGTTTCAGCCATGACTGGCGGCATGGTTCCAATCGTTCGCATACGCAAGGCCCGCGTCGATCGGATCATGTCGACCATACGGCACAACCGAGCGCGCGGTGAACATGCTGTAAAGTCGATGGCCGATCTGGTAAAAGAGTTGATCGAAGCTGGCAAGGAGCCAGACGAAATTTGCGTGCTGCTGGGAATGGAGGATGAGGAGGTGCGGCGACTATCGGAAAAAGCTGGGCTTCCGGAAGTTGTGTTTCGAGAGCATCAACAATTTAGCAAAGGGTGGGTTCCGGGATGAGTCTGGCACAACAAATTCAGCGGGTGGCAACAAAAGACTGGCAGGCGGTGCGGCAGTTAATTGAGCAGTTTAATGGCCGCAAGGATGACATCCGAGGGGACGATGTGTTCATTTTCGACGATGGTTCGCGCTGCCGCGTTCGCTGCTTGTCATTTGTGGCAGGCAAATTATCACACAGGCAGGAGCGAGAGCATCCAGTTGTTGAGGTGGAGCCACAAATCCCCGCATTGTTTACTGGCGACGCTTTGCAGGCGATAGCAAGACTACAATTCAAACCTGCCGTCACAATGCCGCAGATACCGCACGAGTACACATGCCGACTGACAGCCGCGCAAGACAATGATTATGTAGCGTTGTATGACGCAATCATGGCAAGCCCGATCATTGCAGCGTGGCAGGGCACGCGGGGCAACGCAACAAATCAAAAGCCGTTGCGATATTTGCACGCCGGAGGCTATTGGTATTGGTCGATGTCGTCGCGGCGAACGGTGCCGCCATTTGAACATGGGCGGCATCCGCTGTGGCTGTCGCATCACATTAACCGCTGCACAGATCAGGCGTGGGGATCGGCACACATGAAAATCATTGGGGGGCGCAATGCGAATACTTAAACGCGGTGAGTCGGTTGCTGTGTCTGGCGAAAGGCTGATTGCTGGCAGCCCGAGCTGTGGCACGGCTGTGGTGCATTCGGTTTGCGATTCAGTGACAATGAGCGACGGCAATACAACATGCTACGGCATCACGACGGTTGCTGGGCAAATCAAAACGCAGTTTGGCGAGTTCAAATTGCTGCCGGGTATGTATTTTGCGGTTGCTGGTCCTTGTGTGTTCACGACTGCCGCTGGTGTGATGATTGAGCGGCGCGGGTATATTGGACTAAATTCAATTGGCGGGCCGGTAGAAAACAAAGGCCGACTGGCGTATATCGACGGCTGCACAGATACTGTGATAATTGGCCCGCCTGTAAAGGGCGATCCTTGCTTTAATTTGCTGCACTTCCCAGCAAACACTAATCAGACCATGCACACGCACCCTTCGCTGCGGTGCGGCATTACAATTGCAGGCCGCGGCGTGGCTAGATTTCCAGATGGTGAAGTCCAGCTATTGCCGGGAGATTGCTGGTTTTTGGAGACGGGCGGACAGCACGCTTTCTACACCACGGACAGCGAATTGCTTGTTAGTGCGTGGCATCCGGACACGGACACGGGACCGCATCGAGACGACCACCCGATGTTAAACAAAACTATGGTCGATGGTGTGTCAGCGAAAGAACTCCCTTCTATTCGCACGAGGTGACGAATGATCCAACCAACCGAAACCACACTCCTAACTGACCCGGCACATACCCGCGGGGATCTGCGGCAGATGGAATCCGCAATCCGCAAGGGCTGGCAGATTCCGGACTCGCTGTTTGAGCGGGCTGGAATCGTGATCGGGCAAATTCTGGCGACCGGAACCAACCGCGAAAAGAACGCGGCTGCGCGGGTGTTGCTGGCAATGAATGCCCAGAACAACCCCACGCCGGTTGTCGTGGCACACCAGCATTTGCACGTTGCAGCACAGGCACCAGTGGAGAGCGACATTGACCAGAAGCGACGTGAACTCGCTGGCCGAATTGCTCGCCTCGGCTGAGACGCCGGAGGATCTGGCGGCTATTGAGCAGCTGCTGGCGGAGCAGGAAGCACGAACGGCATCGGTCGGCAAATGGCGGGCGCGTACGCTGGCGGAAGTCGCGCAGTTTTTCGGGTTGGCGGTGCAGACGGTCAAGCAATGGCGAACGGAATCGCCACCCATGCCCGGAGGTGATGGCGGATATGATCTGAGTGAAGTTGTACGGTGGCGATTGGCAAAGCTCCAGAACAGCGGGGCGATGGACGCAAAGCGGCAGGCGGAAGTCGAGGCGATCAAACTGGTAAACGAACGCCGGACGATGGAGAACGCACAGAAGCGCGGGCTGTTGATCGAGCGGGAGGAAGTCGAGCGGGATATGTCGCTGTTGTGGTCACGATTGGCAGCACGATTGCAGGGGATCGGCGAGCGAGTTGCAGGGCTGGTCCCGCAGGAAATCAAGGCCACGACGAAGGAGCGAGTAGAACAGGAAATCCGGGTGATTCAAAAGGAGTTTACCGACGGGTTGGGGGACCTGATTGATGGCTAGATTGTGCGTGGAAGTCTGCCGGGAGATGATGCGACCGCGGGTGATTGAGTCCGCGGCAGACTGGCTGCGCACGTCCTTCTACGACATTCAGGGCCGGGCCTTTGATGAAACGATGGTACCGTGGGTGACAGCCCCGCAGGGACCGTGTTGGGCATACGATCAGGTGCAGTTTCGGGCGATCTGGTTGCAGTGGGCAGCCCGTATGTTCAAGACGAATTTCGGGTTGGCAATGCTGATGCGCGGCATGGACCTGCGACCCGAAGAAACAATGTTTGCGACACCGGACGAGACGAATTGTAAGGGCGTGTTCGGACGGTTCTGGCGTATGCTGGAGAACTGCCCGCGGCTGCGGGATCAGGTGCCGATTCAACAGCGACAGAGCAAGACGCGCATTCAGTTGCGGCGGTCAGTGTGTCATGGGGCATGGCCGCGGGGCAAGTCACGACTGGCGGACAAGTCAATTAGAGTCGGGCACGGCAACGAAATCGACAAATGGGTGCAGGAATCGACCAGCACGGAAGGCGATCCGCTGGAGCGATTCCGGAAACGCGGGGCGGAATTCCCGGATCGGAAGTTTGTGCTCGAATCAACACCTTCAGTCAAAGGCAAATCGGCGGTGGAAACGGGGCTGTTGCAGTCCACGAATCACCGCTATCACGTGCCCTGCCCGCATTGCCACAAATTCCAGACGCTGGAATTCGGAGACGGAAAGCAGGCGGGCGGAATATTCTTCGACCGTCTGCCGTCTGGACAGTCGGATGCGGATCTGGCACGCAAGACAGCCCACTATGTCTGCCGGTGGTGTGAGGGCCGCATTGATGACATGCAGCGACCGTGGATGATGATGCGTGGCGT